AACATAGCATTAAATCTGTTTCGTAAAATATATATGTATCCGTCTTTAATAATTCCCCAACACTCATTGCCATTTGATGTGAAATTATCGTGATTTGAAATGATTTCTTCACGCAGGTAATCATATGCACGTCTATTAACGTTCAGCATATCCTTGGTCTGCAAATACGGTTTAATATCATCTATACTGATTCGTACACCGTCATTAAATATCCAACGTTCAGACAGCTCATCAGCCGTTAATAATGCCGCCGCTGACGCAATTTGTTTGTCCGTTGCCTCTGTGTTATCTTCCAACAGTTTAATGTATTTTTCGTGCAATGCTCGTGCCTCGGCGATATTTCCGGTTAAATTATCAATAAATTCTTTACCGGCATGACCGTAATTCGCTTGTATCGTTCTGCAAAATTCTCTCGGATTTTTGAAAAACTTACCGCCGTTACATTCGATTTCAATAACACGGTTGACTGCACCGCCACCCGATGACATTGATGTTATCGGGCGTTCGCCTGTGGTTATAATACAATTTCGCCACGTCTTAATATTTTGTATACCACCGTCTTTTTTACCGCGTAAACGTCCTGTACCCTCGCACAGACGATATATTATATCATCAAAATCCGAACGTTTATTCAGTATCTGCAATTCGTCCATACATAACGGCAGTGAATTTAAACACGCCGCATATAATTCATTACCTACATCAGTAGAATTGAATGTATAGGCATATTTACCGATAACCGGCTCAGCCCATACAGACACTGCCGCAAGTAGCGCAACCGATTTACCCGTTTCTGTATCGCCCCATAGGTGAACGAAGAACGGCAATGCTCCAAGCGGTTTTAACAGTACACTCGCAAAACTCGCCGCCATAACCATGCGAACAACTATATTACCGTTTTTGCGGTAATCTCTGATTGTTTTAAGCCATTTTTCATAACTGCCGACCTCTCTTACCGAATTAAATAACTGTCTGAAACTGTCCTGTCCCTCAAACTCCAAATCTGATATATACGGTGCAAATTCTTTAAATCCTCTGCCTACCCAACCCATATGATCGCACGATTTCTTTTCGATTATTTTGTCGTAATTTATACTTTCAAAATCACTTAAAAACTGTACAAGTGCCTTTGCATTTTCTGATGTTACACCGACACCGTATTCAGCTAATTTTACGATTTTGTTCGCACTTGCAAGGTCAGAACGTGGGACGATTTTAGTTTTGTAATTTCGTCCCGGTCTGCCGTAAACAAGTTGCACACTTTCAACATCAGTATCTACATTTGAATATCTTGTTATCATAAATATCGGGTGTGGACACGCCGTCACTTTTTCGTTGAACTGTCCTTTAAACCTATACACTCCGTCATCAGTTGCTATCCATTCGCCTGTGTCCCACATTATTGCAGTGCCACTGAACTCCATTACGTTGCCGTAAACAATGTTTTGACCCTTTTGCGCTCTGACGTAGTTTTTGAATTGCGTCCGAAAGTTTGATACATCAAGTTCTTTCGCTTTATCCGCCATTTGCGCCACAAGCTGACCTTTGATGAACTCGTTGCCGTCAGCTTGGTCTATTATCCATTGAAACGGTTTTGATGATATTAAAAAATCGTCCTTACTGAAATCGGGTATCGTTATTCTGTTTTCATTCTCCATAGCACCCATTCCTTAACCTATATTAAAACGGCAAATCTTCTTCCGATTCGTTCTCATCATCAAATCCGCTTGTATCAAATCCCGATGCACTTCCGTCAAGCAGTTTATCCTGTGGAATTTCGGACATTTCCAATCCTTTGATACTTCTTACCGCTCTTGCCTTAGTCGCCCATTTTTTTTGATCGTTCATCATGTATTGTTCACGTCCGAACAATACACCGATTTTCTTACCCTTAAGCGTTTTTTCGTCCCAATTCCATGTATATCCCACATTGCTTTCTTCAATACAGGTAATCATACCTTTGAAAAACGGTAACTGCTTACCCTCAAAACCTTGTCTAAACAGTCCGCCGTTGTTCCACTTTGCGTCCGTTCCGTTTCTTTCAATGTTCGCCGCATATAGATTACCGTAATGGTCTTTATATTCGCCCTCTGCAATATCCAGTTGCAATACCAATTGTTCCTTACCGGTGCTTGCTTTAACAACTTTCGCGCCTTTAATTTCACAGATATATTTACCTGCCGGCAATGTTCTGCTCTCTCCTGTGTATGCTTGTGCTTCATCATATCCCTGTATCTTCTTCATTAATTGTTTCCTCCTTATTCATTCCATAGTATTCTCTTATTCTTTCGTCAACTGCTTTCAAATCGTTATCAATCTCTAAATCAAACATATCCATAGGCGACTTGCACGTTGTATGTCCGTCTGATTGCGTTATGAAACTATGACTTTGACCGTCAGCTTGACATAGTAAAACGATTGAAAACAGTCCCTCAACTGTCAACTGATTGTCCAACATTTTACCGATTGTTTTAGCCTTGATTTTACCGTTTTCGGTCTGCTCGCAATGGTGCAGAAAATACACGATTGTATCATCAGGCAATCCCTCGATGATGAATGTAATCATCTTTTGAAAACGTACCGCCATATCGGTAAACTTCGCATAGCCTGTTTCTTTTGCACGATTGAACGAATCGAACGCCAACAGATATTGACTGTCGTCTATAACGTATCGCTTATACTGCTTTTTACTTAATTCTTTGGCAATAACATTGTATGTAGCCTTTTTGATTGAATTTAACTTTTTGCGGAACGGAAGTGGTTTACTTGCCACATTAAATATTACCAAATCATCTGCGTCAAAATTTCTCATACTTGCGCTTTTTCCGCTACCGCTTTCACCCATAATTAAAACAGGTATTCCCATATGTATCACTCCTTATTTTATGCTCATATTATTTCTTTCGACTAACTCTGCATGCGGAATATCAAAACCGCCCTGCAACATTCCCTTGATGACCGTTTTGTTTGGCTCCGGTCTTTTGAACGTCAACAGGTCGTTATTGTTCTTCATTGCATAATCAATAAATTCGTCATCAACTTCCACTGCTGTTGATTTTCTGTAACTTATCGCCACTTTTGAAGTAGCGAATTTATTACCTTGCAATGTTCGATTTACGAAATTCTTCAAACTTTCCGCTCTATGCTCCAACGTCTTGCGACGTTCCGCAAGCGATTTTTCTTCTTCACGGATAGCCTTACTCTCAGCTACAAGATTTTTATACCATAGTGCTACGTTTTCAATTTTTTCTTCCTTTTGCATTTGCAGTTCTTCAAACGCTTCGTAATCCTTTATTTCGCCTGTTTCTTCATCTATCAGTGACAACATTTCGTTGTCTATTTCATATACGTTCATTTGACTTTTTCCTTTCTGTATGTTAAAATATCATTGTGTTTTAATATATGCCGTTAAACGGTATTACGGGGGAATTTAATTCCCCCGCTTTTTTATTATTCAATTATATGTACGTTTTGTACGTCTGCAAGTAATTCTCTTAGCTTGTCCGCAACATTTTTTACTGCCTCACATTTCCAAGCTCCGCCGTCCGCCTCGAACAGTGCTGCTCTGCCGTCTTTAAGTCTGATTAAGAAATCACTTTCCGGTTGTTCAACCTCTAAAAATGTTCTGTATGGTTTCAACGTAACAATCGGCTTAATTCTCTGTTCACCTACCAACTGAATACCACTCTTGACGGTTGCCGATTGCGTTATACCGTCATCTTTCGTCTGAACCGATTGTTGGTCTGTTATGTTACCAAGCAATTGTACAAGATAATCTCTGTCCTCTGTCGGTGCAAAACGTGATTTTAGACAGATAATCATATCTTCGATACTTATATAATCGTTGAAATCGAAACTGATGAATTTTGCATATGTAACATATGGTCTTTCACGTTGCATATCACATCTGACCGTACCCAATACATCAACCTGCTCCGGTGATACCACTCTCACGAATAATGGATTGTCATAATTGTTCATTTCTTGTTTCATCATAGTGACTAAACCGCTTAGACTTGATAACTTAGTTGTATCAACCAATCTGTCCTCAATTCTGCGCAGTTGAAAGTCCGAAAACATGCCATAGTCGGTCTTAATCACCTTTGGTCCTGTCATTTCTTCAATTTTTTCAATAAAACTTCTATCAATCATTTCTTTATCCTCCTTAAATTACATTGCTTTCTTAATTGCTATAATCTTTGGCTCGTCTTGCTCCGAGCCGTCTAATGCCATTTGTCCCGGTACTTGTGGCAACATTTCGACTAATGCTTTGCCCTCATCCGATTCCGTCAAATACAACGCACTTTCAATGTTGTTCGTTGGTGTCAATGTTGACTTAACCTGTGTTGACATTTTGATGTTCTGTCTTTCGCTGTCCGGCTTTAGTGACAACGTCAATGTTATCTTTCTTACTGCGTCCGCTTTGGTGTTTAGGTCGGCGATATTATCAACGACCTTGCTTAGCTCATAGTCCAATCTTTCACCGATTGCGCCACGAGCGACCTCTAATAAATTTGCATTACCCACTTTTTATCATTTCTTTCTTGATTTTTTATTTTTTTGTGGTATAATATATGTAAAACATAGATTAATCTATGTAATTACCTTTGACCGTTTCGAGTTGCACCTCATACGGTCTCTTTTTTTATGCTGATTTTGCAATGGCAGCCTGCTCCAAGATTATCATTGCTTTTGTACATTTCTGTTTGCTTAAAGGTTTCTTCTGCGTATATCGAACAGAATTTTAATAGTGTATCGCCAGTTTCCTTGTATTGATACATTGCTCTGAAAATCTTGCACGCTTGCTCTATTGTTTCCGCCTCGATGATTATCCAGCCACCCTTAAATGGCTGTCCCTCACTGCCGAATGTAATGTAATAGTTATTCATTCTCTTTCACCTCCCAATCATATTCATCATTATAAATTCTGTCATAATCAGTATCGCACTAAATGCAACAACCGATATAGCATACTTAATTTTTTCAGACATTGCACACCTCGTTTCTTTTTACGATGTCCAAAACTTGCTTAACCTGTCTGTCGAACTGCTCCGGTGTTAATTCACCATCCGCCTTACGATATTTTTTATTACATACAATATCTCTTGCCACTTCTGCTAAAATTCTTATACCATCTATGTTCATAACTGACATATTTCGGCGAATTTCTCTTATTAACTTAAACATCTTTTTTACCACGCTTTCGTTTCTTCTCGTCCTCTTTCATCAGCTTTAAACTGATGATTAATCCCACACCGAAACTAATCAGCGCAATTCCTATTGTGTTCATTTGTTTTCCTCATTTCTCTTACCTCACAGGCACACAGGAGCCGTCCGCACCTACAGATTTCATTAAAATTTTTTAGGTTTGGTCTACTATTTTACGGATAATATGCGAGCGGCTCGTATCTGCCTGTGAGATTTAATTGTTATGCCGATAAACCTAATTTTTTAAGTTTATCTCTGCGTTTTTCAAGTTCTGCAACATCAATGCCCCACACTTCATATGCAACTTCGGTATTGATTGTGTGCAACTGCGATGTTTTGACATCTTGCTTTATCTGTTCTTCCTGTACGGCTTTCTTGTACTTTGTCAGTGCCGCAGAACCCAAACCACCGAACAGCTCCTTGATTTCCTTGTTGCCGATTTCGGGGTATCGGTAATATATGTACAATGCCGTATCAATGTCAACTATTCTCTTTACTTTCATTGTATTTCACCTACTTTCTTCTATTACCTATGTGATTGTATTTTTTAACCATTTGTGTTATAATCATCTCGGAAGGAGGTGATTATATATGGACAAATTATTCAATGTAGCAAATCTACATAATAATATTCTCAAAGAATACTCATGTGTTACGTCAAACATTAATCAAATAAAAGCATTATCAAGTATTTCACCGGCTACCGGTGCCATAAAAGAAATGTCAAGTATTTTATCTGCTACCAATAAAATAAGCGATTTATCAAGCATTTCATCAGTTTCTGACGAAATACGAAAACTATCAAGTGTTAAATTATTTACACCTAGTGCCTTTGCGAGCATTGCAACTGAAATACAAACAGTTTTATCAGCGGCAAAATTCCAAGCATCGCCATTTGAAAACGTTTCATCGTTCATCAAAAATCCATCAATAAATGCTATTATTACTTCGTGTCAAGATATGGTTGGCGACTTAAAAATCAAATCTAACGCTGATACCGATGTTACTAAACGTTTCTCTGATTTACTTGACAAAACTGTTGATGAAATATCTTTAGACGAAGAATCGCAATCTTTATTTAAAGATACTTCAGAAAAAGTCAAATCCAAGAATATAACTATTGAACAAATTATACAGTTTATACTCAGCATTATCACTATTCTAACATTCGTTCAAAGTTGCAGTCCCAATAAACAATTATCCGAAAATAACGAACTTCAGCGCCAAGAAGTTCAAGAATTACAAAATAATAATAATTTATTGGTTAAGCAAAATGAACAACTTGAAACAATTATCAAAATGTGTGATGAATACACTGAATTGCTCTTGGAAATTGATAAATCCTCTGCTCAGGATGTTGATACTGTCGATTAATTCATCTACTTTAAAAATTAATGACAATATTAAGAGAGCTTGTATTAATATGGCAATCCATATTTTTATATGCTCTTTTTTTATTTCTTTATCTTCCACTCTCTCACTTCCTCTCTATGTATCAAACCTATGCTGATTTTTGTTCGTCTGTTGCAAAATTAACCATATTGTGCTAAAATGTAATAAATATAGACAACGCCGAGCCAAACCCACTACGGGGAGGTGTAACGACTGGACACGGAGCAACCTTTCCCACAGGTTAAAGGCACAGTCTGAACTCATAGGCGACTATGAGAGTTATGCAGAAATGACATAACCACGATTTTTTCGGAGTAACAAATTGGATGTCAACGATTAGAAATGATGAAATCAGACTTTCTGGTATGGCAACAATGTGTAAACCATTTGATGAAACAAATTATGCATCTCTTTCTAAGATAAAAGATGTGATTAAACCATTCAATGATTCAGTACTTGATTCTGCCGTTAAGCAACTCAAGTCTGAATATAATTCAATTAATGAGGTGACAATATCGCCCTGCTATACGGTAACGTATAGTTTGCACTCCGTAAATTCGGTGAAACTCTATATTTATTTTTCTTCAAGCACATGGTCTTTGCTGTGTGCTTATTTTTTTATGATAATTCTTCCACTTCCCTCACCTACTTTCTTATATTACTTTTGTTCATCTGTTGCAATTTTTGTAAAT